CCTCGCCATGATGGCGCCGCGCCTGATCGAACTACGCCGCACGCTCAAGCGCACGGGCACGCTCTATCTCCACTGTGACCCGACGGCGAGCCACTACCTCAAGCTGCTGCTCGATGCGGTGTTTTCTCCGAAGCACTTCGTTGCGGAAATCACCTGGCAACGGACGAACGCGAGGGCAACTTCCGGTCGTTGGCCCCGCCTTCACGACACGCTTCTTCAGTACAGCAAGGGCGACAGATACTTCTTCCAGCCGACGCGGATTCTCGCCGACGAGCGCAAGCTCCCACATACGCTAATAACGGGACGCGACGGCGAGAAGTATCAGACCTATGAACTGACCGGTCCGGGCGCGACCAAAGAAGGCGATAGCGGGAAGCCCTGGCGCGCCTTCGATCCGAACAAATACGGCCGACATTGGGCCAATAACTATCCGACGATGGATGCGTGGGACGCCGACGGCCTGATTCACTGGCCGAAGGACGGCGGTTTTCCACGTCGCCGCGCTGCAACGCCGTTCGATCCCGGAGCCCGCGAGGTCGTCGTCGGTGACGTTTGGACCGACATAGATCGAATAAACCAGAGCGCCAAGGAGCGCCTCGGATACCCGACGCAGAAACCAGAGGCGCTCCTAGAGCGCATCCTCACGGCTTCGAGCAACGAAGGCGATACCGTGCTCGATCCGTTTTGCGGCTGTGGGACAGCGGTCGCCGTCGCGCAAAAGCTCAACCGCCGCTGGATCGGCATCGACATCACGCACCTCGCCGTGAACTTGATCCGACACCGTCTCCGCGACGCGTTCGGCGAAAGCCTCAAGTTCGACGTAGTCGGCGAACCTGTGAGCTTTGCCGACGCCCAGGAGCTTGCCGCCGCTGACCCGTACCAATTCCAGTGGTGGGCGCTCGGTCTCGTCGGCGCTCGGCCCGTCGAGCAGAAGAAGGGCGCGGATCGTGGCATCGACGGACGGCTCTACTTCCACGACGACAAGAAGGGCGCGAAAACGAAACAGATCATTCTGTCCGTGAAGGCGGGCAAGGTGGACATCACGCAGCTTCGCGACCTGCGCGGAGTCATTGAACGCGAGAAGGCGGAGATCGGCGTTTTCATCGCATTCAACGAACCGACGCGCGCAATGATGAAAGAGGCCGCAAGCGCCGGGTTCTATGATTCGCCCGGCTGGCGGAAGAAGTACCCGAGGCTTCAGATTCTCACCGTGCGCGAGCTGCTCGACGGCAAGGGCATTGAGTACCCGCCGACGCGGGACGTGAACGTGACCTACAAGCGGCCGAAGAAGGTGAAGCGCGGGAAAGCGACGCCGACGTCGGAAATGTTCGGCGACGACGACTAGCGTCCGTTCGGCTTCACGTCCCTGCGTGCTCGCGAGTGAGCGCGCGCGTGGACGGCGGCCCCATACACCATCTCTATGTACCGCCCGGCTCCGTAGTACGCACCTCGCAGGTTAATGCCCTCGCGACTGAGCGCAGCCCACGACTTTCGCACCGGTCGTTTCCCGCGTTCGACGAAGCGGTTTTTAATGTCCTTCATCGCCTCATACGCGAGAATGTCCGCCGCCTGGATACCGACGCGTTCGTGTCGGCTTCGGAATTGCACCATCGGGTCAAAGATGTCGAGCTTCAACTGGGTCGTGATGCCCTCGAACGCGCGGCGTAGTCGCGCCGTGCGTTGCCGGTCATAGTCGAAAACGCACGCAATCGGCTCTCCTCGCCGCGTGGGTATCTCACCGCGGTCGTACGCACCCTTGAGCTTCGTCAGGCACGCGATGAGGCACACGGAGTACGGGTCGGCGTAGTCGGGCACCTTCAACCGCCGGAGTTGTTCCCTTACCGCTCCGCAGTCGGCGGCGAAGATGCCTTGCGCGACACCGAGCGTCGTATGCCCGCGAATCAATCCGATTAACTTCTTGATGAGCGCGACCCGCTGTTCCGCCGTTAGGTTGGCAAATGCTTTTTTCCCGCTCTCGAAATCCGTCATGTGGAAGACGGGCGGCGAAATATCGAACGCCTCTAGAGTCCGAATCCACTGCTTGCCGAGCTTCGCCCAGCGGTAGTTAGGCGCGACGTATCCCGCAAGGGTAGTGATTCCGCCCCTGGCGCTGCCGTCGAAGTAAGCCCGGAATACAGCCACCGGCTGCACCTCCGAATCGAAATAAAGCCCGTACCCGTAGCGGACCAAATCCGCCTCGGAGACCCTCACGGCGCACCCCCACGGACGCGCCCGGTTCTAGCCGCCCCGGAGCCTATATGCCCTGGGTGTCTACAGCAACAGAATCGCCTGTCGAACAGGCTCCAGAGCCGGAACCGCTCGGCCTGCCATGGCAGCAGGGCTGGCTTTCCGGCCGGGCCGAAGCCTATATGCCCTGGGTGTCGATTCAAACAGAATCGCCGCCCGGCTGCGTGACGCCAGTCCGGCTTGTAGTCCACGCCGTAGGGCGGATCCGTCACCATGAGCGCCGCCCCCCCCCGACGCCAAAGCAGCGGGCGACGTCGGCCGCGACCGTAGCGTCCCCGCAGCCTAGGCGGTGGTCGCGAAGCCGCCAGAGATCGCCGAGGGCCGAGACAACCTTTTCGACGGGTTCCCCAACGTCGTCCTCATCCTCGGTCGCGCCCGACGGTGGATCTTCGGTTGGGACAGGATCGGCATCCGCCGCCACGTCCGGCTCGAAGTCGTCCGGCGTGATGAGGTCGGCATCGTCCCAGCCGCTCGCCGCGAGCTCGGCCAGTTCCTCCGCCAACATGCCAGCGTCCCACGTCGCCCGCTCCGCCAACGCGTTGTCGGCAAGGCGAAAGGCGCGAGCCCGAACGTCCGCGAGATCGTTGACACGGATGACGGGAACCTCAGCCAAACCGGCGAGGGCAGCGGCCGCCAGTCGCCCTCGCCCCGCAACGAGCATCCCGTCGCGGTCCACGAGCAGCGGTACGTTGAAACCGAACTCGCGGATTGATCGGGCCAGATCGGCGACTTGTTTGTCCGAGTGTACGCGCGGGTCGCGGTCGTACGCCCGCACCTGGCCGAGCGGCCAGTACTCAATCTCTAGGCGCTCGGCCACGTGTGTTCTAGCGCAGGCAGACGGCGAAGCCTTTCGTGGCTCCGCTCTTGTCGCGAACAAGAGCCTCTAGGACGAGCGGGCCCGTGAGCACCCGAGCCGGCACCTGCGGGTATACCCCGAGCCCGAGGGACGTCGCGCTGTCCGCGCATTGGCCGTCCGCGCTCCACTGCGCCACGTGCGCGCCGCAAGCGCCGCCGGCCCCGAGGCAGGCACGCAGCGTCAGATCGACGCCGCCGTCCTCGCCAGCGCAGCTCCAAGACACGACCTTCCGCGATTCCCCGGCCGCCAGGATGAGCACCGGGTGACTGCGCCCCTTGTCGCTGCTGGAGACGTTCACACAGAACGGCCGAACCGCCGGCGTTGCCACGATGGCCTTCCCGAGCGGCGCCGCCGTGACCGCGACCGGAGCGTTGGGCTTCCCCTCTACCGCGTCCTCAGCCGCCGCACGACCGCATCCGATTGCTAGCGCCATGACCGCCAAAAGGACGGCCGCCCGAACACTTCCGCTTTTCTGGTTCATCGCCCCACCCTCCCCACTTGCCCGGGCGGCCGCGTGTGCGCGACCGGCCTCTGTCTATTCCGGCGCCGGCGTCTTCGGCGCGGCCGCCGCCCTGTCCTTCGCTACGAGCTCGGCCACCTGCGCGCGCGTCTCGAGCGACTTCCGGGAGTCGTCAACGAGATACTTCTCGATGGCCGCCAGCTTCGTCGAAATCGTAAGTACGGCGACACCCCAAAGGATCACCTTCGTGAACACGAAGAGTCCGGAGAGAATTGCACCGGCTTGCGCTGCGCGCGTCGCCCATCCCGGCCACCGAATGACTACGCCCGGCGCCGCCGAGCCTACCTGATCTGACATTGTTCCCCTCCGAAGTCCCGGCAACCACCACGCACGCCGCCCCATGCTTCGTGCCACAGTCGCCACATCCGCTCGCCCGCCGATGATACCGCGCCGCCCGCCCGGCATCTAGCCCAGGTTACGGGTCGCAAGCGACGACCGTTGCCGTCACGGTGCCGGCGAATGGGGGCGAGAGCGGCTGGCCGAGTATCGGCGAGGACGCCGAAAGGATCGCATGAGTCATCGACGACACGTCGCCGGGGTTGTCGGTCAGCCACGAGCAAACGGCAAGCTCGGATGGCAGAAAGGGCCGGCGCCCGACGTCGCACTTGAGCGTGTTGTAAGCGTTGTTTTCGGTGCAGTTGTAGTCGCCACCATCCGGGCCGTCGCAAACGACGTTGGAACCGCCGCCCTCGAAGTCACCGAACTGGTAGTAGTGCGTCCGCCATTCGACCCGCGAGTAGCTCGCGCCGCTCAGTGTGAACGCGACGTCACAGCGGTAGCCGTAGGCTCGGGCCTCCGCTGCAAGGGTGCAGGTGAGAAGCAGGGTCGTCAGTAGTATTGTCAGAGTTTGCATTGTGCCGTCCTCCGTTTTCTTCGTTCCGCGTCGTCACGGCTTGCACCAGGGCGACCTCGGCGAGCGCCTGAATGTAGAGCGTCTCGAGCCGGACTTTCCCGCTACCGACGTTTTTTTTTAAGCCGACGACCAGATCGTCCGGCATTCCCGCGCCAATGCTGGAGGAACCGTCGCTCGCGAGCAGCCGCTCCCATTTGTGGGACCTGAGCGCGTTGTGCGTGTTGAAGACGCCGCTCACCTGGTCGCCGCTCGACGAGCACAAACTGCTGATCGAGCGTGCCGAGTCGGTGTTGTAGATAAACTCCACCTGATTGTTCGTCGTTTCTTCGACGGAGACGGCTTCAATGACGATCGCGCCGACCGGCTCCGTAAGCCCAACCGACGAGATATAAGCCGGCTGCCTCACCTTGTAGGCCACGCAGTCCGTATTATCGTCGAGCCGCACCGCATGCGTGCCCGCCGAGTTGTCGTCGGTGCCGTTGCCAGGCTCCGTGTACGTTCCGTCCACGCACTCGAGCGAGGTCTGGGCACTGCAGTCGCCGCGCAAGAGCACGCCGCTCGACGCGTACACGCTCTCGACGTCCAGCAGGTAGACGCCCTCGGCGTACTGGCGGATTTGCTCTTGAGTGCCGGCGTTCAACGTGACAACGACATCGTCCACATACCGGTCGGCCGTGACGGGAGAGCCTATCGCCTCGAAGCACGTGACCTTGAAGCCGTCGGGGTCGGGCGTGAACAATCCCGTCGAGCAGCTCTCGGTGGCGACCGACGACGGATCGTTGTCCACCCACAGTTCGACACTCCCCAGGATGGTGGTCGAGCTGTAGCCGATGCAGTAGCGGTGCCATTCGCCGTCGTCGAGCGTCATCGAGTGCGTCGCGCTCGTGCACGTGCCACCGATCCGAACGCCCGCATTCCCGTCGGCACGGATGAGCGCCTGTCCGGTGCCGTTTCCGTGACCGGCGCTCGTCTCATCGAACCCGGCCAAGTCGGTGAGGCCGGTCGAACTGACGGCCCCCGGCGGAATCTTGATGGAGACGCAGCCGATAATTATGTTGCCCTCTCCGGTGACCGTCGTCTGCCCGTTCGTCAGTTCGTCATAGAAGCTGGTGAAAAAGACTTGGCCGGTAGTGGAACAGTCCATCGCGGCGCTCTGCCCGCCCGTGCGCATCTCGGTCGTCGAGTACGTGATGCCACCGCCGCTCGCTTGGTCCCACCACCAAAACGGCGTGAACTCGGTACCGTCCTCGAAGCCCTGGAGCGCGAGATACTTCATGGCCGCGCTGGCGCTCACCGGTGAGAGTACGAGTGCGGCGACGAGGAGGGTGCGTCCTAGTATTGCCACTCGAGGTGTACCTGGAGCCAGTCGGTCGCCGCCGTGGAGTCTGCGCTAAAATGCAATCCAAGCCGGTTGTCCGCGCTCACCGACGCGCTACTGATCGTCGTCGTGCACCCGCTGCTGCAGGCAGTGGTCGCCGGCGTATTGTCGCAAACAAGATTCGCGGCCAGGGTGTTTGGGTCCGTCGTGCATACGGTCCCTGTCGAGAGCGTCGTCTCGCCTATCTTGCAAATGTCAATCGTGGCGGTGGTGGCCCCCGGGCCGACCTGGCACGACACGCGGGTCAGCGTTGCGGCCTCTGGGACCCAGCACGTGACCTTTCCACCGTCGGTGGCGGCGGGATTCAACAAGTTGATCGAGCACTGGCCCGATCGCAGCGCTGCTGTGTGGCTCGCGTTGCTGAGATACGCGCCCTCGACGTTGCTCGTGTCCGTCGTCTGCACGATGCCATCGATGACGCGGAGCCGGCGGTCGGCGACCGGCGACGCATCCATGTCCTCAAGCTGCACCGGAACGTGCGGCTCGACTGCCGCCGCAGACCAATCCATCAGCGGCACGACGGTGTGATTCACCCGTACGTTCAGCGTGGCCTTAGCGTCGAAGCTACTCGCCGTGAGATCCGTCCACGTGTAGGCCAGGCCGCCCATGTCTGAATTCGACCCGACGTTGGTGTCCGCGCCGAACGTCACCTCCGGGCCAAAGCCCACGGCCGCCGTGCCCGTCGAGTTTGCGTATATTCTCGCGACGGCCGCGACGGCGTTCGTCGTCGCCGTCGGCGCCTGCAACGTCACGCGCCGGAGTGTCGAGTCGTACTGCAGAAAGAGATCGTCCGCCGTGATCGTGTCGCCCGTGTAGGTGCCGACCGGATCGCCGACGTGCATCGCGTAGAACAGGACGTCCGACTTTTCGCTACCGTCCGTCGCCGTGTCCCACCGCACGCGCATCGTCGCTGCGATTTCCTTGGCACCGCCTGCGTCCTCCAGCGCCCAGTCAACGTCGGAGCCGCCACCGACACCCATCACTCCGCTTGAGTCGTTGTAAAGCTCAAGCAGCGGGGCGACACCCGTTGTCGTCGCGGTGTAGTTGAGGATGCGAAAGCCACCGTCCGTCGCGGCGATCGCTTCGAGTCGCGCGATGTCCGCGCCCCCCGCTGCCTCGAAGGTGAAGCCGCCGATGTTCGACAGCAGGCCCGTGGTTGCGAGTTCGAGAAACTGCGCGCCCGCGACTACGAGGGCAACGCGATCCGCACCGGGGCGGAAAAGCCCGGTGTTCGTGTCGCCGGTGAAGTACAGCGAAGGTGTTCCCACGGCTCCCACGGCCAAGTCCTCGATCGTTCCACCGTTCAGGTCGAGGCCGCCAGCGTCCATTGCTGCCCCGCTGGTCACCGCCTGGATTGAACCTGCCGAGCGAATCCCCGGCGTCACGTCCAGCAACAAAGAATCCAGGATCATTCGCAACGTGCCGGCCGTCGCCCAGACGATCTTGTCCGTTGCGTCGTCGAAGTACATACCCGTGTCCGGATTGCCGCCGGAGACGACTGACGGCGCGGCGGCCGTTCCCTGCCCGGCCTTGATCTGGCCCGTCATCGTCGTCGAGCCGTCGAGCGCAAGAAAGGCCCCGCCCCCTCCGTCGTCGTCAATGTCTTTCCAGCCCGCAACGCCTCGGCACACAAGCACCGAGCCATCGGTGTCCAGGTTCGTATCGAACCACAACCGACCAGCTTCGCCCGCTGCATCGCACGAACCGGCCACTTCGCCCGCAGCCGAATATAGAACAGGCCAACCTGTCGAGGTGAAAGTTAAGTCTGCGGACGTCTTCGTGGCCGCAGTGCCCCACAAGTCCTGACCGGTCAGCGAGTCAATGTCTTTCTCTTGAAGGCCAGCGAGGTCGAGGACGGCCTCCATCTCCGTCTCTACGGCCGCCTCGTCCAAGTCGTTCGAGCCGAGCGCGCCGTCAACGTCGCCGACAAGCGTGAGCGCGCTCGAGGCCTCATCGTGCGCGACGTGGCAGTACCACGGTGTCCCGTACTTCACGCACGTGAGGACGTCCCCCTGGCTCGTGCCCGCCGCGAGGTCCACGTTGTCGTTGCCTTTGAGATTCGCGTTCGTCGAGAAGTCCACCGTCGTGTTGGCATCGTCAATGACGATCGTGATCTGCTGGCCCTCGCCACCGCTCGCAAAGTTCGTGTAGGTGGTGGCGGCGGTATTGGCCGTCTTAAACATCCACGCCGCGGAGACATCCGGCCCGTTCGTGTTGGCGGGCAACGCCGTGAGAGACGGCGCGCGCAGGTTCTTCCGCAGCGTCACGCCGTCCTCGGACGTATTGAGTACCGTCTGGTACGTGCCCGTCGTCGGGTCGAAAGCCTTCAGTGCGAGCACGAGGCGGTCGTCCGACGGCATCAGCGAAAGAAAGCCCGTAGCGACGTCGGTCTCTATGAAGAGGTTGTCGATCGACGCGTTGCCCTCGTCGGGACGAAGCGGTCCCGGCGGACCGTTGCCCTGCACGCGCTCGCCGGTCGAAAGGTTCTTTATGTCGTACGACGACTGCGCGTCGAGTGCGTACTCGAAGAACGGGGAGCAATCCGAGTTCGTCGTGCACTCCTCAAGCGAAGTGCGGCACGTGCACGTCGGGTCGCCCGGGTCGCACGGATTCGCCGCGGCCTCGTCGCAGACCTGACCAGACCCGGGCCACGCGTTGCTTTCGAAGTTGGCTCCATCCCAAGAGAAATAGGCCACATCGAAAGTGCTGCCCATCACCTCGTTGGTGCCGTCGTGCGTGACGAGGTAGCCGTTCACGTCGTTGCGGATCTTCACGTACGCCTTGAACTGATTGTAGCGCGACAGGCCCGTCGTGCCGTTCGCGCTCTCGGCCTTCGTGAAGTTGAACACGTCCTCGATCGTGTCGGCGTCAATGTAGAGGTCGGCCGTCGTTTGCCGCGCGAGGCCCCGCCACGGCGTCACGGTGCCGGACGAGTTGCGAATCCGAATGTTGTCGAGCTGATAGTTCCACGCGCCCTCGGCCGTGATGACGCCCTGCCCGGTCTTTCCGATCGCGCAGTTGTCACATTGGATGTTCGACATGACGACCGGCTGGAGGTCGCCTTCGTCAGGGGGCGTGGCCGACGTGCCGAGCAAGTAGAGGCACATCCATTCCGAGTCGCGGACAGTGACGTTGCTGATCGTGATGTTTTCATTGCCGCCGTTGAAGCTCGCGGCACTCTTGCTCTCGACGCTGATTCCGATGTCGGCGTTCTCGATCAAAATGTCATCAATGAACGCGTCCTCGATTCCGAACTGCAGCGAGATCGCCTTGCCGCCGCCCTCACCTATGTAGGCGGAGAGCTGATCCGAGCAGTGTGCGGGGCAACCGGTGCCAGTGCCTGCCCCCGTGCAGCAAGCGTACGGGGCTCCCGCCCCCGTGCAGTCGGCGACGGTCATGTCGCTTGCGGCGCGCGCGTTTTTGATCTTCACGCCGGTCAGCCGAAAACCCTTCACATGATCAGTGCGGCAAATTCCCGACTGCGTCCCGCCGCCACAGTCCGCGTTCGTCGCGCAGAACTCCGTCAAGCCGTCTGCTGGGTCCTCGCATATCGTCTGGCCGGTCACAGCCACCGCGTTGTCGTTCCCCTGAAGGTTTGAGTCGATCGTGCCTCCTTCGATCCACACGTTGTCGGCGTTACGAACGACGAGTATGCCACCCCATGAGCAGCCGCTGGGTACGCCGACAAACTTGATGACCGCGCCCGGATGCATCGTGATCCGTACGTTGTCCGACGTCGTAATGCGTACGAGTTCGTTCACAAGAAACGTCCCCGCGGGGATGTAGTACCAGCCGCTCACGTTGAAGAGCGTGCGGAAACACGCCTCGTTTGGCGTCGTTCCGTTGCCAACCGCGCACCGTGTGGTGACGTCCACCATGGGGGAGTCGGGCGCGTAGCGGCGGGCGACGCTCGTCGTCGCCCCGTCGCAGTACTCGAACGTCCCGTCGTCCCTGACGACAAACTTGCCCTGGTTCGAGCCGCCGCACGTGAGCGTCCCGGTCCCGCCGTCAGCGATGAAGTTGGCCTCGGTGCTGTCCGTGACGAGAGTGCCGGAGTTGTTATCTATGCCGGCGCCGCCTACTAGGGCCCCGAAGTCACCAACCTCCGGTACGTCGTCATCCGTTCCGCCGACATTGTGAAAGTCGTTAGAGAGCGCGGCCTGTACGTCGGCCAACGTGACGTTGTCGGCGTCCGCGCCGGTGACGCCCACGACGCTCGCGATCGTCACGACACCCGCCGTGGCGTTGAAGTGCGTATTATCGAAAGTCGCCGCGCCCTTCGTGATGCCGTCGTCGTCGGCGTCGGCGATTGAGAGCGTGAGCACCGCGCCCTCGCTGCCCGCCGCGCCGCCGCCCAGCGGCCCCGTCGTCGCAACCGACGCGACAAAGTTGCCCTGCGTCTGCGTCCCGAGCGTCGGGTTCACCTCGTCGGCCTCAAGCGAGCCGTCTATGCGAGCGTCCGCGAACACGCCCGTCGTCGTGTCGGCGGCGTCCAGCGCAGAAATGGAAGTCCCGGTGTGGGCATGGCTGTCGTCAACGACCGTGACGAGGCCGCCACTCGACATCGTCGCGTCCTGGCTCATGGCGACGAACGCGCCAACGCCGGTGCCCTGGCCAACGTAGATTTCAGAGATCAGGATCGTCGGAGGGTCGATCGCCTCAAGGTCGTTGACCTCCGCGCCTCCCTGGTCGGTGACGCAAACGAACGCGGTGCCGTTCCAGTCCAGCTTCCCGGTTGTGTCGTTGCAGTTCTGTAGCGCGGTAAACGCAGCCGTACCCGCGCCGGTCCCGACTGAAACTTCGTCGTCGAGGATGTTGGTAAGAGTCAGCGCTTCGAGTGCAATGGAGCCGGTCGCGTGCGTGAGAGCATCGGAAACCTTTGCGTCCGTCTCTGCCGTGTCGTCGTCGGTCTGACACTCGACGCCGGTCCCTGCGACGTTACCGCCGAGCACCTGAATGTCGGTACAGGCCGACGTGAGCGTCGTGACGGCGGGGATGCGCGCGGCGGCGAAAACGCCCGTCGTCGTGTCGGCCGCGTCCAGCGCGGAGACGGTCGTCCCCGTGTGCGCGTGGCTGTCGTCAACGACGGTCACGAGGCCGCCACTCGACATCGTCGCGTCCTGGCTCATGGCGACGAACGCGCCAACGCCGGTGCCCTGGCCAACGTAGATTTCAGAGATCAGGATCGTCGGAGGGTCGATCGCCTCGAGATCATTTACCTCGGCCGTCCCGACGGGCACGGTCCAACCGCCGGCTGCATTCAGGAAGTTCGTCGCGACGCCGCCCGATGCCGGCACGAGCCCCTTGAGCGCCGACGTGAACACGTCGAGCAGGGTTGTCGCCTGGGTCCCGGTCAATTCTTCGACGTCCCCCGCGGCCGCCGTGACGCGACCGAGTAAGCGTGCCGTCGCGACGTTCTGAAGCTCGTCGTTGAAGCTGATCGACTCCACGTCGATCGTGGGCGATGCCCAGGTGTTCCCGAGGATGCCACCGGGGGTCGTGCCCACAATGATCTCTGCCGTCAGAACGGCGTCGGCCGTGCCGACGAGATAGTTGACGCTGGCCGGGGCGTCCACCCCCGCGCAGGGTGCCCACGCCGTGCCTTTCTCAAAACAGCAGGCCCACGTAGAGGCGCCGCCCACGGTGCAGTCGGTGGGTGAGAGCGCGTCCCGGACTATGACGGCGCCGCGGCCGAGGCTCGCGGCGGTCGGCAGATCCGCAATGTCCAGGGTCGCGCCGCCGACAATGCCGGTGCCACCTTGCGGCGGTTGCTGCGCGTCGTCGTGCTGCGCTGCGACATCACTGCCGAGTGCGCACACCAGGAAGAGTCCGGCGACGAGTGCATGGGCGCGGCGCGCCCACTCTGACCGGCGCCGGGTCATCAACGGTAAGCCCCCTTATCCGGCGAGCAGCGCCTTCAACTTGGACGGCGTCGCGTACTGATCGCCCCGGCCGGTCACGAGCCAGTAGGCCATGCCGGCGTCGCTGCAGTCGGCAACGCTTAGCCCCGTCGCCCTGTTCCGCGCCCACAGCCACCGTCGCTTCGAATCGCTCGAGTCACGCCAGTCGTAGAAGTTTGAGTGACTGACGCGGAGTCGGTCGTTCTGGTCAGGTAGACGCGTCCGCTTCGGCGGCGACGACATGCGACCGATCGAATTCCAATCCCATCTCGACCCGTGATTGTCGTTCGCGTGGTTGTCGTTCCACGTCGAGTGACCGATGACGGTGACGTGCTGCCGGCGGCTCGATGCGGCCTTCGACAGCGCCTCGCCGATGACGTGCAACGGCCCCGCAGCAATGATCCAGAGCGGGTCGGACGACGTTGACTTGTTGATCTCGTCTCGTAGCCGGTTGATCGCCGTCGTGGTGTTGGCCTTGGCGTTGATGAACTTGCTGAGGTCGAAGCCGCCGTAGAGACGCGCGGTCTCGACCGCGCTCCGCTGCATCGCCTGTTCACGGTTGCCATCGTTGCAGCCACCCTGCGTATTCCAGATGTGGTCGCTGTGACCGTAGTAGCGGAGTCGCGATGCGTTGCCGGTCTTGGCGATGAGCGCGACGGTTACAGCCGTCGCGAAAATGTCGTCGCAATCGTGGGCGTTGCCGTCGGAGCTGACCGCGATGCGCCCCGGGACCGTAGCCGCCTCCACCGTCGCGGCGAACGTAGTCAAGCCGACCGCCACCGCACCCAACCACACCACCATCCGCATCCACATGCGGCCATCGTAACACGGGACTTAGACACAAAACGGCCGGAGTCTCCCCCGGCCGTCTCGTACGAGCACCTGGCTAGATTCGCGCCCTCGACTCACTGCCAGGTGCCCGAGTGGCTTGCGCCCCCAACCAAGCGTCGAAGCTGAAGCAGGAAGGCGGGCCAAGCCTAGCCGCGCGAGCCACGCCGGTCAACAGGGTCGCTCGATAGTTCGAACATCACGACATCACGGAATCCGGGATGTCCGGACGTTCATGCTGCGGCGGGCGGCTACGCGTCCTTGTACCACGCGATCGCAGTGGCCGAGCCGGGCGACTGGCCGTACGTGATCGTCTGGTTCGTGCCGCCGCTCAGCGTGAACTCGTTCGGGCCCGGGGCCGATGCCTTGCGCCACCGGATGCCCTGCTGCACGAAAATGAAAACGTCATTCGTGCCGGTGAGATCCGGCTGGGTCGGGAGCGCCGTGTTAGATGCGAGCTTGCGGGGCTTGTACCCGCCCGTGACGCCGCCGGCCTCGAGCACCTCGACCCGGTTCGTCAGTCCGTGGAGGCCGCCCGTCGTGATGCCGTCGTCTACGGCGACGGTGAACTCGTGCACCGTGCTGCCGTCCTTCCACAGGCCGGGGCCGCTAGTCGCCCCGAGGCGGGACACCGAGACGAACGCGATCTCGACGATGCGCCCCGGCTCGAAAATTGTGTACCAGTCGATCGTCTGTCCGGCTACCGCCGCGAAGTCGATGGTCGCGGCTCCCGCCGGGAAAAGCGTCGCCGCGTCCTGGTACCGCCAATAGATACGAACGCCGACGATGAGCGCCTCGGCGACGTCGCCCGTTGGCACGACGGCACGGAACCCGACGCGCGTCGCAATGGTGATGGCCACTTGGCCGAGAATCTCGATCAGTTCGGGCGCTGGCGGGCTGGTCCAACGGTAGTCGGGCAGCTCCTCGGGGAGAAGGTCCGGGATGGCTGTCGTCGGTGCGTAGACGGTCGGGTCCGCCGGCTTCTCCCGCAGTTGGTACTCGATGGCCGCGCCGCTTACGCGCTCGTCTTGTTCGATGGTCCACTCCGTGGCCGTCGTGAGCCCGAGCGCCGCCGTCGTCACCGTGGCCCTGTCGCGGGGCACGGCCGCCCGGTTCGCCGTGCTCGCCCGAATATGCAGCCGTCGGTCCTTCGCCAGCCAGAGCGCGGCGTAGGCCCCGAGGCGGTCGGCCACCTCCCAGGTTCGAACGTAGGGCGCCTCGATCACAAGCAGCTCACGGCCAACAGTCGTCGCGACGGCACGCGCGAAGGTCCGATGCAGGTAGACCTGATCCGGCTTGTCCGGGGTCAACGTGCGCTTGTACTTCACGGAGACGGACTTCGGGATCTCGGAGAGGGGGGCGCGTCGAAGATTCGCCGCTTCTTCGATGTTCGACGCCCCGCCGTCAACCCACCCAAAGGCCCATGGCGATCCGGCCACCGCCTGCCAGCCAAACCCGGCCGTCCAGGTGCCGGCCCCTCGTGCAAGCGTGAGACCATAGACTTGCATTGTTGCAATGACTTCGGACGCTACTTTCTCCTCCGTTAGGGCACCGCCGAAGAAGATGCCGAGGTCCCTAAGTATCGATTCGCACGCATCAAACGTCGTAGAATCGGCGACCGAGTCGAGGCCGTAGACGTCGCTCTCGATGAACCGGCGGGCCCATCGTGCCGGGTTGCCGCGGGCGGTGAAATAGTGGGCCCGAACGTTGGCGGCCGTGAGGGCTACCGCGACGCCCTTTCGAATCACGAGCTCGTCGAGCTGGCCGATCAACCAAACTTCGAGCGAGGCCGAACTCAAGAGACTACCGAGCGCCCCCTCCGTTGTCGTGCCGTCGGGCAGCCCGTCCACGTAGAGCTCGACGTTGCCGCCCCGCACGACCTGCAGCCACACCTCGTGATACTTGCCGTCGCAGAGGTCGAGCGTGCTCGTAAGTACCCGATTGTTCGTGCCGTCCGATGCCGTCGCCGTTACCTTGCCGTTCGTTCCAATCTCGAACTTCCAGCCGATGCCCCCCGTAAACTTGCCGACGAGAATTTCGGTCGCCCCCGGATTCGTCACCCTCTTGAACCAGACGAGCACGCCGAGATCCTCGGTCACCGTCGCGTAGAGATCCGCGCTGTCGCCCTCCCGGACGAAGCCTGCCGCCTGGCTGAGCGCGCTCGTGCTGTTGCCGCTCTGGCCGGTCGCGTAGGTGAAGTCCTCGCTACCCGCCGCGTTGAACCAGACGAGCCTACCGAGCTTCCCGGCGAACTTCTGCCCGCCCCGGTTTTTCATCACGTAGAGCTTCGTCAGTGTGTTCGAGAGCGAGCCGACCACCGCGACGCTCTTCGTGGCCTCGACGACGCCGTCCACCGTGAGCGTCATGAGATCGGTCGCCCGGTCGAGCTCGCCCTTGATCGTGTGGAAGCGGGTGTCGCCGTCGAGGCGGTTCAAGCCGTCGATTCGAATGCTCTCGGCCCCCGTCGCGCCTTGCACCCAGAAGTACGGCACGCCGCCCGTGCAGCCGAGCTCATACCCCATCGCCGAGCCGTTGCCCCACTTGGCAGCTATGGGCCCGTCGAGCGCTTTCACGATGTCTCTTGTTTCACGTGAAACAGTCGCCTCGATTCGGAAGGAAAGAAGGGCGGAAACGTCGAAAATCGTCGTCCCGCTTCCGGCCTCGAACTCCCCTCCGAGCTCGGGCAGTTTCCCGCTGTGCAGGGCCGAGGTCGGGATCACCCCCTCGTCTACGTAGACGAGCGTCGCCTCGCTGCCGGCGAGCGCCGTCAGGTTGTGGCCGTTGCCGCTGCTATCGGTCGTGACGCCGCCGAAGAGCCAGGCGCCGATCGCGGTGCTCGGAAACAGCTCCGCCCCCTTCTTCTCGTCCGAGAGGCTGCGACGGAAGGCCCAGTGCCGGGTGACGGACGCCTCGGCAGTGTTGAACTCGGTTGCCTCGGCGTCGGCGTAGATCTGGCTGTTGATGTAGCGCCCGTCGGAGAAGCGCGCGATCACGACGCCCGTGTAAATGTCGTGCCGCTCCTCATAGGCCGAGGGCGTGACGATGCGCAGCCGGTTGTCGTCCCCGACCAGGTAGAGCGTGTTGATCCTGGTCCTGACGAACGCGTCGGCGGCGTCGTAGGCGATAGCCCAGTCGAACACGCGCGCCGCCTGGCCGTTCCGGATCGCGGTGGCGGGGAAGTGCTCACGCGTCCCGCCGATAACGACGGGCACGACGCCTCCCAGGCTGTCGGGCGGGATCTCCGCCGTCGCAACGCCGAACGTCGTGGTCGTGATGGCCGGCGGGATGAGCGTCCGTGCGGAGTCGGCCGCTGCGCTCGAGGCCGTCACTTGGACGGTTCGGCCACCCGCAACGTCGGCTCCTTGGCTCACGTCCTCGACGATCCCCTCGAAAATGAGCGTGCTCGCACCGTGACGGTCGAGCGTCGTGACCTCGTACACCCTGAGGACGGATCCGCGCGGGTCGTTACCCGCCGTCGGGTCTAGCCACGCGTTTAGGTCGCCGGAAATGTTCTCGATTGCAAGAGCGCTGAGGTTCTCAATTTGGCCGGCATCGGCCGTGAGCACTCCGCGGACGATGCGCGGCTCGCCGAGAATGCGCGCCTCCCATTCTACGCCCCCCGAATAGCTGGCGATGGTCGAGAAGCGCCGCGTCCCACCGGGCGCCACGATCTCGACAAGGGACACGAGCTGGGGATTCGTCTCGGCCATGCGCGCGACGCCTCCCGCCGCCGTCGTCGAGGTCTAGATTACCTCACTCAGCGTTAGATCGACGGTCGCCAGATTCCCCTCGGTCGCGTAGCTCCCCGGCCCGGTGCGTTCACAGAGCGCGGCCGCTCGGTAGTCGTCACGATTCTCGAAGTGAAGGATCCGTTCGTCACCTGTCGCCCCCGCCATCGCACGGGCGTGCGCAATGGCCGTCGCATGCCGGGTTCGGTCCCAACGCCCCGACAACTCAAAGACCCCAGCCATCGGCCCGAGGGCTCCGCCACGAATAGACCCGCCGGGCAACGTCGCACGCGCCTGCGCATCGGACGCCGACTCCTGTTGCTGCGACCAGTTGAACGACGGGATCTCGGTCAGCGCTCCAATGAGAACGATGCGCCCCACCTGGAACTCTCCCGTGCCGTCCGTGCGTGCGGTCGCGTTCGGGATGTTCACACCCCAGAACGTCTGCGCCGCCCACCCGCCTGGTACCGCGAACAGGTGCTTGTAGCGGCGCGTGAGTGGATCAGGCCCCGAGAGGCTCACCGCCTGTACGTGCGTCGCGCTGCTGAGATCGCCGTCGCTGTCCGCCCGAATCTCGAAGTCGGCGACGTTCAGTCCGTCCACCCACACATACGCCGGCTTCCGCGAGCTGCCGAGTCCCACCGCCACGTACGCCGCGGTCGTCCCCGAGCTCCGCCAGGGCCTCGCCAGCTGGACGTCGCTCACGTTCACGGCAGCGTATCCGGCCTTCGGCGTGCTTGAGGTGTTCGTGCCGCCGTGCGCCATGAAGTCGCCCTCGAGACTCGTCGAGGTTGTGAACGGCCTGCCGATGGCACGATGAAACCGCCCGGAGCCTAGTACCGCCACACGTCCCCCTAGAGTCCGCCGAGCATGCGGCGAAGGTCGGCCTTGAGTGACGCGTCGAGCATCGCGAGGCGCAGCAAGCGGCGTAGCTCCCTCACCTTCTCCATTTCCTCGATAGCGTCGCCTCCGCGCCTTCTCCCCTTGCCGTCGTCACGCGCGTCGCGCGACTCGGCTTCGTGGTACTCGATGACCGGCTGAATGCTGGCCGACACGCTCCGGCGACCGAGCGCCGCCTCGAGCCGCGTGAGGATAGCGCCGACGTCGCCGTCGTCGGTGCGCGCCCTCCGAATCTCGTCGATGCCGACGGCGCTCCGAATGATGCCGGGCAGCCGTGCCAGCGGTATGACCGCCTCGGGGCCGTGAAGGATGGCCGGCTGAAAGCCGCGCGTCACGATGCCGCCGGAGGCGAGGCCGATGGCCGTGAACGGATCCTTTTGCGCGCCGTCGTGGCCGACTTCGAAAATGTTGATGCCCTGGTCGAGACGCTGGAGCACCTTCGTCATGGTGTCGCCGATCGGTTTCAGGTCGTCGAGGGAGCCAGCCTTGTCGGCCGTCTTCTCCGCCGCCTTGAGCGAGCGACGCTGCAGCTCTGCCTGCGCACCGACCATGAACTCGCGCAGCAACCGGAGCTGCTCGGCCGCCGCTTCCTGCACGTCCCGGATGCGTTCCTGGATGGCGTCGCGCTCGGCCTCTTTTGCCGCCGCCTCGCGCGCCACGTCACTCAGCGCATTCACGACGCTGCCGCGCAGCAGCTCGAACTCGGGGCTTCCCGGTCCGATGCCCGCCTGTTCGGCGAGCTCGAGCAGTGCCGGGCCGAGTTGAATCAACGCCTGCGCGCCCGCGAGTCGCTCGGCATCCGTGCCGGTTCGGAAATCATCGAGCGCTTCGAGGAAGCGGCGCTCGGTCGCGGCAAACTCCTTCGGCCCCTTGTCGAAAGAATCGAGGCCGGCGAACTGCACCTGATCGAGTGCGTCGCGCGCGCTGTCTGTCAGGCTCGCCCATTCCTCAACAAGCTGTAGCTGCGACTCGAGCACCGCTATCTCTGCGTTCGCCTTCGCCGCCGTCGCCTCGGCCACGGCCTGAAGCTGATCGACGAGGCCCTTGAGATCGTCGTCCGACAGTTTCTTGATGCTCTTTCGGAACGCCTTCAGCCCGACGTCCTCCAAGTCGAAGCCCGGCTCTGTCAACGCGCGGCGCCCAACGATTTTGAAGAGCGCGGCAAACGCCGGTCCGAGCGTCTTCTCGGCGTTCGCGATCGCAGTCGCCTGCGCATCTGTCGCCGCCTTTACGGCGAGCTCTAGGCGCGCTTGTATGCCGTCGCCCGTGAGGTCGGCGATGAGCAAGTCGATTGCGTCCAGCGCCTTGCCGGCCGCCTGCGCCGCCTGCGCGAAGCTCGTCACGGCAAGCTGAATGCGTCGCTGTAGCTCCGCGAACTGCTCGAGCAGCGGCCCCATCTCCTCCGCCCTCCGCGCGAGCGCTTCGAAGTCCGTGCCCATCGTTGCGACAATTTCGTCGATCGCCGACGTCGCCTCGCCCGCCGTGAGCGTGCCCTCGGCGAACTTCTTCAGCACGCCCTCGACACCAACCTCCAAGTTTCGGAACAATGGCCCGAGAAGATTCTCGAAGTCCGTGACCTTAAGGAACGCCTCCGACAACGTCTTCTGCGCGCGCTCGGCCACGGCCTTCGTCAGTGATGCACCGAGGGCCTCCAACGCCTGCTTCGTCGGCTTGCCGCTGACGATCTCCTGCGTGCCGGCGAGGATGGCGGCGGCAAGAGAGCCGAACGCCTCCAACTCGATTTCGAGGCTGCGCTGAATCTGATCGCCGTCCACGGTAAGGATGTCACCGCGCTTCCTGAGGGCGGCCGGCGCCAGCCGCTCGGCTCGTCGCCGAAGCTGCTCGTCGCTTCCCGTTGCCCCGCCATCCTTCAGGTCGGCGAAGATCGCCTCGACCTCGCGGGCCAGCGCCTTTTTCTGCGACTCGACGAACGCGTCGTCCACGATCTTCGGGATGCTGTTCTTTACGGCCTGCGGCATTTCGGTGGAGAAGATGTTGACCATCTCCTCGACGGCGTCCTCTAGCGGCAGCAAGAAGCCTTCCTTGATGAGGCGTCGCAGCGCCTCCTTCTCCGTCTCCCCTTCGACCGCGCGCACTTTCCGCTTCTGCTCGGGCGTCAAGTCCTCGAAGTCGGTTGTCCGCGTCGGCTGGAACTTCCGCCCCGTCCGTATGTCGGCCCCCCTGATTTCGTCCACGATACGAAGAAACTGCGCCTGCATCTTCGTGATCGCATCGCCTAACCCCTCGGAGAACGCCCCGGCGACGGCCGTGCTCACCTTGTCCTGCTTGTCGGGGAAGTCCTCGAGGATGGATTGGAGCTGGCCACCGAAGATCGAAAACAGCCGGCGGTTGCCCGGTCCGCCAAACGGCGTGTCGCCAGACGACGCGAGCAGCGCGAGTACGCGCGCACGGTCGCTCACCGGCTTGCCCTCGTCGAGTCTGTCACCGAGCGTCGGCACTTCCTTGCTCACTACCTTCTCGCGACCGAGCGCCCGCAGTTCCTCGGGCGTGATGATGCCGAGGGTCTTCACGAGCAGCTTCGTCAGGCCGTCGCGCACGTCCTTCTTCACGTCGTCGGCGAGCTTCGGCGAGAACGCCTTGATGATGCTCGCGAGGATTGCCGCGAACACGATCAGCACCGCCGCGGCAAAGGCGGCGTACCCGGCCGTCGCCGCCCCGCCGGTGGCCCCCGCTGCGCCCTCCGCGCCGCCTGCTGCGCCCGCAGCCTCGCCGCCAGCCGCCGGGGCACCGGCGCCCGCCGCACCCGCCTCCTTGCCGCCGAAAATACCGCCTATTCCCTTGAACGTTTTGAACAGCGACGCCAGGCTCTTGAAGCCGCCGACGAGCCCACGAAACGTCGCCCCGAAGGTCGTCAGGATGCGCGAGCTGAGCGCGGTGAAGAGTCCGCCTATGCCGCCGACGTTCTCTTCGAACGGCGTGTCCAGTTTCTTGATCTTCTCCGATATGACGTCGGAGAACATCCGGGCGAACCCGGCGACGACCGCGTCGCGTACGCCGCCCACGATGTCCTTCAGCTTCCGCGTTCCCTGTACGATGCCCGTGAACGTGTCCTCGATGATCTGCGAGAAGGTTCGCGAGAGCGCCTCGCCCACGGTCTCTATCGACCCTGCGACCTTCTCGTTCTCCGACTTCACCGTCTTCGCAAACTTCGCGTAGCGCGCCTCGGCCGTATCGATCGTCGTCTCGAGCGTCCCGAGCGCGGCAATCTGTTTGCGAAGCGAGTCGGCTTGCGCGAGTTCCGCGGCACCTTGCGCGCCGGTGGCTTCGATCACCCGCAGCTTCGCCTCGAGCACCCCGCGCTCGGCAACGATGAGGAGGTGGTCGGCAGCAACACTCGTCGCGATCGCGTCTTGTACTTTCTTCTGGCTCCCGGCGAGGGCGTCCGTCGTGCCGATCTGGTCTTGGAGCTGTTCGACGACGGCCTTCGCGGCCTCCGCCTGCGCCTTGGCACCGTCCACTGCGAATTCGAACGGCGCTGCGGCTGCGCTCAACGCCTTCGACAGCTTGTCCGTGTCGTCACCGAGATCCCCGATGCCCTCGCCGAGGCCGTCAATGACTGGGCGAGCCTTCGTCGCCTCGGCGGCAATGAGTCCGAACTCCTCCGCCAACCGGCGGTTCGTCGCCGAGAGCGCGATGCCCTTCTCACGGAAAAACTCGAGCCGGCGCGCCAGGTGCTCTATCCCGCCACCCTCTTCGGACGTACCGTTCTGGTCGGACGTGCCCTCCAGGAACGATCGCGTGAGTAGGTCGTTCTGCACTGCCGCGGTCTTCGCTGCTTCGCCGGCTGCGTAGAGACGGGCCACGACTTCGTCGGTCGCATCACGGGCAGCCGCGACGTCGGCGGTGTACTCGTCCCACACCGTCTCGAACATCGGCGTGCCAGCCGCGACCCTCTCGGCAAACTTTTCGTCGCGTATCCAGTCCGGCATCGCATCGTTGGCTTTCGTCATCATCGAGTCGAAGAAGGCAAACCACGCGTTGAAGTACGCCTTCGGAACATCGGACGGCTTGAAGTTGAAGGCGGCCCTGAGGGCTGGTCCAACCTGCCCGGCCGCCGTGATGAGCGCGGCCATGGCCGGAATGAGCGTGTCCACGAGCGTCGTCGTGAACGAGCCCAGGTCGTCCGTCGCATCGTTTAGGCCGTCGGCGAGCGCGCGCATGACCTCCGTGATGCCGGGTGCGAGCGCATCGAACGCCAGTTCCTCTACGCGGCGCTTTGCGTTCTCGAGAAGCTGCGTCTGACTCTCGACCGTCGCGCTCGCCTTCGTGAATCCGTCCTCGAGCTGTTCCGTGCCGTCGCGCATATCGTGCGCGGTCTCGATCCAGAGTCGCCCCTCGTCGCTCGCGGTTGCGAGGGCGACCGCGAGGGCCTTCGGGCCGCCCACTGCTCGCTGAAGCACGGCGGTGTTCTTACCTGCCTCCTCCGTCACCCGGACGAGCGCGCCGGCGAGGCCGAGTTGCTCGATTGCCGCGCGCCCCGTTTTGAAACCGGCTGCGTCGAGAAGCGCGAGCATTTCCTTTCCGGGCCGGTTGAATGCGCTGATCACCCTCGTGAGACCGGACTGCGCATCCGTGGCGCTGAGTCCCTGCTGGGTGAGTGCGGCGTAGCCGGCAGCGAGATCCTCGAAGTCTAGGCCGAGCCGCTTCACGTTGAATGAGGCGGCGCCAATCTGTGTGCCGAGCTGCCCTATCTCGAGCGCCCCCTTCCGGGCTGCGATGAACAGCGCATTCGCGACCTGTTCCGCGTCGTCGGCCGTGCGGTTGAACCGCGTCAACGTTCCGGCGACCGTGTCGGCGGCGACCTCGACCGTGATGAAACCGGCCGTCGCCAGCTTCGTGCTCGCCCCGAGAATCTTGATGGCCGCGCCCGCATCTTCAAAACCGCCAGCAACGATCTTGAGTGCACCGGCACCAAGGTCGTCGGCGTCTTTCGGAACCGTCTTTAGAAGCTGGAGAACCTCCTCGCGCAGCGCGCCAATGGCCGGCGCGGCGTTCCCCCTGATCTCAGCGGCCGCCTTGGCGAACGTCGTCTCAAGGCGCGCCCCCTCCCTGACTGCGCCTGCTAGGTAGGCGATGGCCGGACGCGCAAACTTAGAGACCAGCTCGAGCCCTTGGTTGAGCGTGACGACGCTCGCGCCGAACCGACCAAACGAGCCGCTCGCCTTGCCCGCCTTGCCGGCGACGCTCTCGATCTCTTTCCCGGTCTCGCGGAGAATCCGAACGGCACCCGAGTCGGTGACCTCGAGCTTCAGGCTTAGGCTGTCAACAGTTTTAGAACCCACGGTGTGTGGGCCAGTTTATCACTCGACCTCGCCCCCTTCCCCCGCGCCCCAGAGCGCTAGAAGGTCGGGCTCGAGCTCTTCGACGAGGGCCAGCCACTCGGGCTCGTCGTAGAAGTCGGGCGGCTCAGGCTCGTACTCGCTCGAGTCCTCGCGGTTCATCGCGTCGCAGAACAAATTCAGCCAGTACATCGCCTCCGACTGTTCCGCCTGTACGATGCCCTCCACCTGGAAGTAGAAGGCGCACCGCGCCGTGTCGATGTCATAGCTAACGGCCCCGTTCTTCTCCTCGTGACGAAGGGCCACGCGGGCAAACAGGTTCCACCACCATGTTGTGCGCCATCCGTAGGCCGTACGAATGCACCGCTCGCCGCCGTGGCACGGGTCCGGGTCGAACGCCATGCCCATCGCCCGGAGCTGCGCGCAGTCGTCACAGCTCCGGGGCGTGGCCCTGTGCTTTATAGCGCCGGCGAGCCTGCGGAGTTTTTTTCGAGAATCGCCCGCTCGGCCTTCCGTATCAGTTCGAGGCTCTTCGCGAGCTCGATGATCCGTTCGAAGAGATCCGCGTAGCGCGTGTGCTTCCCGAGGCTCTCGAGAACACCGAGGCTGAACGGGACCTCCCCGCCGTACTCCGCCCGGATCTTTTCGACGGACTCGGCGGCGAGCGGCATCAGGTCGAGAATGAACTCAAGCTTGAAGCCACGCCAGTCGCGAATCACCTCTTCGACGAGCAGCTTTGCGTACTTCTCGTGATCGAGCTCCCCGTCGCGTCCGGCGAGTCGGTCGGCGCGGTTGAGCTTCCGCGTTGCGGCCTTGATGAGGTCGTTGTTTCGGCTCGGCTCGAGGTAGCGCACGCGCACGTCGAAGCCCGGCATGGCCGGGTCCACCTCCTGCCACACCTCGGGGGATGCCCCGAGCTTCAGTTCTAATCCTTCCATCCCGTTTTACCCCGCGCCCCGAAACGTAGCCGCCCGGCCGCCTGCGGGGGGAACGCAAGCAGAGCCGGGCGGCCGTGGCACGGTGGGACGGTCCGCGCCATCCGTAGGCACACGCCGAGCGCGCGCCGTTTTGTAGTTGGTTTTCCCCCGAGCATCCCGCCCCGTTCCAGAAGAACTGCCCGGTCGCGCAACCTCTGCCGCTCGACCACCACCACCGCGCAATCAGCCCACCGACGCCGCCAAAGGAGACTCAGCGGGTCGGGTTGCGCCGCGACCGGGCATGTTCTGCGTTACGCCGCCGCGCTTACTTGCTCGTCAGCGTGAACTCCCCCTCGTCCGTGTCGCTCTGCACCTTGCACTGCAGGACCCAGTTGCGCTGTCCGGCCTCGCCGTCTTGCGGCTGGAAGCTCGTGATCTGCAGCTCGGGAAAGCTGAACGTCCAAATGTTCCCCGCCACCGAGCCCAGCTGCATCGTCGCAGTGAGCGTCTGGCCGTTTGTGCGGTGCGCGTTGAAGTCGGGAATGTCGCCGGTGCCTATGGTCTGCTTCGCCTGAACGACGAACTCGATGGTCGGCGAGGTCCGCACGACCGCCAGCTCGGCGAGACCCGTGGCGCTGTTCGCATCGAGCACGCGCTCGATCTGCATGCCACGGTCGAAGCTGAACGACTTGAAGCGCAGCGGCCCGCCGTTGGCCTCCGACGAGCTTCCGTTCCACGTGTCCGTGCCGTCGCCGAGAACGAGCGCCATCGACTTCATGGCGAGCGCGCGGTTCGTACCACCCGCCCATCCCGAGAAGCTCGGGGAGCCCGGTGCCGGCAGCACGTAGCGGCCCTGGACGTCGAACGTGACCTCCATGCCCTGTGCCGCGCTGCCCGCTATGACAACGTTGCCGAAGGCGCCGTTGGTCTCGTAGCTGACACCGTCCAAGTTGACCGCGATCGACGCGCTCTGATAGCCGGCGGACGCGGCGCGCGGCTTGTAGACAACCGACGACGCCGCCGTCGTCTCCGCCATGCCGCATGCCTTGAACAGGTTGTTGAACTTGACAGCGGTCGCGGCGACTCCGCTCCCCTGCATGAAAGTCTTACCGCTGAAGCGCGTAAGCTCAGCGCCGATGATCGACTTCTTCGGGGTGTTGCTGCCCGTCAGGGGCAGGATCTCGATGCTGTCTGTCTCGACGGTCACCGGCGTCGAGACGTCGTAGAGCGCGACACCGTGTGTCGCTGGGGTGAACCCCGGATTGGTTCCGTACGTGGTCTCGATCACCGCCATCGCTTGCGCGATGCTCATGCGCGATGCGCCCATTACCGCCTCCTCTGCCCGCCCCGCGCCCGGTCCGTCCACCGCGCCGTCGGTGTTGAATCGTTGACGCTATGCTACCAGCGAAACCCCCGGCCTTGTACCAACGAGGCCGAGCCGCAACGCGCAAGCAGCGTCGGCTCGCTCGGCCGTGCGCTCCCACGTCCACCGCCTCGCGTTGTCGGCATTCGAATCGGCGGCCGCTGCCGCTTCCGGATAGCGCGCCATCACGAGCCGCATGGCCTCGGCGAGTACTGGCGGGTCCACCCACGAGCTCGTGACAATGGTCCCGTCGCTCGTCTCCGTCCGCACCGGGCGACCCTTCACCGAGGTGAACGTTCCGGGCGCCGCGAAGTCCCGCATGCCCGGGACGTCGGTCATCACCGCCGGCAGCGCCGTCGCCAAAGCCTCGTGTGCGACGAGCCCCCAGCCCTCGCCGCCCGTCGGTAGGACGAAGCCGTGCGCGGGCCAGTAGATCTCGGAGACGAGCTGTTCGGTTGAGAGGCGGCGCCAGTCGGTGATCACGTTTTGCTCGCGCTCAATCTGCTCGGGGCGAGAGCCGTGCGAGGTCTTGAGATAGAGCTCGACCTTGTCGCCGTGTGCGGCGAAGGCCCCGTTCCACGTCATCATCAGGACGTCGAGCCCCTTCCTGAAGTTCGGCGCCCCGACCCATAGCCACCGGAAGGGCAGCGTCCGTGGCCGCGGCACGGGCGGCGGCTTGAACACGTCCGGGTCTACGCCGCAGCCGATCATCGCCACGGGCTTCTCGGTCGCCGACATGAGCACACCGCGCGACCAGCTCGAGGGGGTGAGAATCAAGTCGGCGCGGTCGAGCCCGCGCCTCGTATCGCTTGGGACCTCTTCGGTCTCCGTCATCGTCACGAGGACGTGCGGCAGGTGTTCGGCGCCCGGCACCCGCTCCATCGCTGAGGCCTGGCATGCCTGCCAAACGACCTCGGCGTCGGTCGCACCCCCCGTCCATTCCCAGCCGCGGGCGGTGAGGGCATGCGCCAGCGCCGCCGTCATTGTCGCGTAGCCGTAGCCGTTCCCTACGTGGGCGATGCCTCGGTCGTGCCAGAATCCCCGCATACCCCTCCCCCAGCGAGGGCGCGGCGCGCCCTCTTCCTCACTTTGACGGCCCGAAGTAGTCGCGGTCTCCCGCCCGTCGCACAGCGACCGGTGCGCCGCCGAGCCTTTCGCATTTCGTGGGCATCGTAGACCTCGGGAACGTCGGCCCGATTGTCGAGCGCATCCAGCCACGGCCGTAGTATCCCGGCCCGGACCCAGTCCTGATCGAGGCCGAGCATGTCGCATACGTCCCCGAACGGGATGAAATCGCATTCGCGCGGGTGCTCGTCGAGCAGCCACGAGAGCTCGTCGTCTACGCGCTCCTCGTTCACTGTCAGCGTAGACTTCCCCTGGCGCTTGAGCACCCGCCCGAAGCGCCGCACGTGTTCGGCCGCCCGGGTTAAGGTGGCGACGCATTCTTCGAGAAGCGCGAGCAGCAAGCGCCGTTCGGGGGCGACCTCTAGGTCGCCCTGCCCCTGCGGCGATAGATACTGGCACGCGAGGAGGCGGCCAATGAACACGGTGTCGCCCCACAGCACGACGCCTGGCCGCCGCCGACGGTCACGGCGTCGGATACGCGTGAGAACAACCACGCTTGGGGCCGAGCTAGCGGCCATCAGAACACCGCCGGTCGAGCGCTCGGAGACTCGTACTGGATCTCGAAGTAAATCTCGGTCACGAGCTGGCCGTTATTGTTCCACACGTCCACGCCGCGGCACCATATTTCGAGCGACAGAGTGACGCCGTTCTGGTCGGTGACGGAGAGGTCGATGCCCATCGCCTTCCGGACGTCGCCGGCGTGCTCCGTGTGGCGTTCGTCGGCATCGCTGTAGTCGGTCTCGGTGACCGCCACCATGACGTCCATCTTCGAGTTGTCGGTGCGGCTCGCGAGATCCTGGCGGATCTCCTCCTTGCCCACCTTCACGTAGACCGTAAGCGGCGAGTCGGGCAGCGCCGGCAAATCGTCGGGGGCCGACGTGACGAGCACCGGCGTGAAGTGGTACTCGGGGCGACGCAGCGTATCCATGCGCACTTTCACGGCGTCCGAAATCTTCTGCCGAAGGTACGTGTCAGCCGCCACCCGGTCCCCCTTTGGCGAGTGCGCCCTGTGTGTCGAGAACGTGGGTGAGGGCAACGCCGAGCCGCGTCTCGATTGCCTCCGACCATATCTTCATCTCGGGGGCCAGGAAGGAGCGCTTCGGAATCTTCACGGACTTCTTCAGCACGAACAGCGCGACGAGGTTCCCAACGTCTTTCTTCGAGCGTGCGCTCGCGAGCTTGCCAACGATGAGGAGCGAGCCGCCGAAGCCCTCCGTGACGAAAGTCCCGTCGAACTTCCCGCCCGCCCCCTGCTTCGCCTCGTAAGCCGTCCACCGCTGCACGCCCGCTGGCGTGAGACTGGCCGGCAACGGAATGGTGAGCCACTTCTTCCGCACTGGCCGGATCGTCGCGCCGAACTCATGCGCGGCTGCGTAGACGAGGGCCTCGGTACGTTTCAGTGTGCCGAGCTCGGCAACGCCGCGTCCGCGCTGCGTTGTCACCTTGAAGCCGATGCTGCGCTTGAGTTGCGCGCTACGTGTCCCGAGCGGCGCGCCCTCGGGCGTCCGGTTGCCGAACATCGAGCGCCGGCCCGAGAGCCGGTTCTCCTGGATGCGCCGCGCACCCTTGGCGCTCTCCTCCGTGAGGATGGCCTTGATCGCTGCACTCAGCGTCTCGTCGGCGCTGTTCATTTTCAGCAGCAAGCGCCGCCCGTCGAACTTCACGCGCCACGGTGATGCCGACGTGACCGGCACGGCCTACCACCCGCCGAGGATCGCGTGGCCATCGAGTACGGCACGCACGTCCTTCAGTAGCTCGCTCGGTGTCGATACGGTGAAGCTCCCGCCCTGGACGCCCTGGCTTTGGACGCCAAGTGAGAGCCGGCGCTGCCACCAGAACGCGACCTGCTTCACGCACGCCGCCCGTATGTCCTTTGGTACGTGGGTGAGGTCGGTCCCAAACCCACCGGTCCACGTGACCCGGAGCGCTTGCGGCCCCTCGCGCCAGAGCGCCCCGTACTTCCGGTGCAACATGCCGGTGCGATCGTCGAACACGTAGGCTTTGGGATCGACGAGTGTGCCGCCGGTCCATTCTTGGTCGAGGCTTCCGTTGACCGCCGAGACGGTGCCTGCCGTTCCGGTCCGGCTGCCGAAGGCCGGAAGCTGGATCATCGAGACGTCGCGCTCGACGTCGAACACGACGGTGCGTGACTCGAAGTAAAAAAGACGGCCAGTCTCTTGCTCCGCCCGTTCCGAGAAGGCGCGGATCTCGCCGGCGCACCAATCGCGCCCCGCGGCGTCCACAGTGTTGAGTCCGGGGTAGCGCTCTAACTCGGTCAGACTGCAGAGCTCGAGCAGCGATCCCACTACGTCACCTTCTCCGCATTCCTAACGTTTACGTGCACGAGCATGAGTCCGGTGCGCGTCATGCTTTGGTCGTCGAGCCACGAGAAAAGGAACTGCGCCACGTGCCTCTCGACGCTCCGTTTCTGATCCGTGATCGCCATGTCGGCAACGACGAGCTTCATTCGGAACTTCCCCTGCGCGTCCACCGCGAACTCGCCGGTCGTACTAGGAGCACCGACGAGAACCTGTACGGCCGTGCGGCTGTTGATCACCGGGCTGCTGGACTCGTCGAGATTGTAGAGGGTGAAAACGACCGACGAGACGTCGGTGGTCACAAGAGCATCGCCGTCCTCGTCGATCAGTTCGCCCGTCAGTATCGGGCTTGTTTTTTCCCACCCCTCGACGACATGCAGCACAGCCGCCTCCGCTTACTTACTTCGTCGAGGGTTCCGGCGCCGGGGCCGACTGGCACGTTTCTGCTTGTCGCGAGACTCGCTCGAGTTCTGCAGCAACGAGGCGAGCGCCCCGCGGGAGATCGGCGTGAGGTTCGTCATGTAGAGCCGCGGACCCCACTCGATGTATCCCGACACGTCGAGCGGCGCCGTCGTCCGCCCGAGCTTCTCGCGGTAGAGAATGCGGAGCTCCCGATCGACGCGCTCGTCGTCGAGAAACTGCTTGGCCGAGCCCTCGGTCGAGAAACCATACGACCGCAACGTCGCGACGCACGCCGGGAGTACGCGCGCGACCTCCCGCTCGTCGAACCCCTTTGCCACGAGCTGGCGGCCGAGCCACCGCTTAGAAAGCAGGCCCCGCCGACGCACCCGTCCGCCTGACTTTTCCCGTTGCGTAAGTGCACTGGCGGCCGCCCGCCGTGCGTCCCTCTTCGTCCCCGTCCCTCGAAGTACGCGTGCCGCGGCTGCGGCAACGCCCTTGCTAGTTTTTTCCGCCATCGTCCCGTCCCCCCACTAGGCGTTGCCATGCCTGAACACGACTCCGACGCCGGCGGATTCGTCGGCCCACTTGAAGATGAAGTCCCCGCTATTGGTTACGCGCGCGACCGCAAGATCGACCTTGCCGATCAGGTAGCTATCCGCGTCAGTCGTTACCGGTCGAACGATGAGTCCGGCCGCGATGGTCCCGGCCTCTATGGCCGTCCACGTCTCGTTCGCCGCCTTGAGTTCGATGCGATCGTTCGCGTTGTCCTGCAGCACCGTCTTTGTGCTGAGCACATGCCGGCCCGAGCCGCCGAAACCGGCGACGTAGCCGGTGCCGGATAGCTCGCCGAGCGTCGTAATGTCGCCCACGAAATCGTTGTCGGCGGTCGCGTTGTTTGCACTCGTGACGAGGATGACGCGGACGGTATCGTTGACCCAGTCGTGGACTTTCTTTGCAAAGTCCGCCTTGGCCCGATTCGTTATGAACCCCATCCGCCCCTCCGCTCCGCCGCCTAACGATTGCGCCTATGCTACCGCGTCGTCGGCCAATCATCACGCCAGCTCGACCCACGCGGCCCCCGCCTCTCTAAGCCGCACGACGGTGCGAGTCGTCGCCTCCGCGACGACGACGTAGCGCGCTCCACCTTCCGAGAGCGCAACGGTGCGCACGCTCGCTTCGATGAGTTCCACGTAGAGGGCACCGGCCTCGACAAGCGTGACGTTCGCCGCGGTGATTGCATCCGGTACGTCCCCGCCGATCGTTACGCCGTCGCCATCCGGTGCGCTCCAAACGGACGCCGCGACGACGCTTGCCCCGTTTGCCGCGCCTACGGTCCCGGCCGCCTGCGCGGACGTCCACGTAGAGAGCGCCGCGAGGCCCGAGGCCGAGACGGCACCAGCCGCACCCGTTCCGTTGGGGGCCGTCCAGGTAGAGAGCGCGACCACGGCGGTACCGGACGCGGACCCCGGAGCGCCGCTCGCCGCCGGGGCCTCGTACGTAGAGACGGCGGCCGTGCCGGCACCGGTTACGGCCTGGGGGGCACCGGCGCCGGCAGGTGCCGTCCATGCGCTCGATACGAGCAGCCCGGCGCCGGCAACTAGGTTTTGACTGGACGCGTCAGGGGCGGTCCACGCAGACGCCGCGACAAGGCCGGCGCCGCTTGTCGCACCGGCGGCACCGGTGGGGACGGGGGCCGTCCACGGCGCCTCGGCCGCCACCCCGACCCCCGAGGCGGCACCGGGCGCCCCGGCGCCAGCGGGGACGGTCCAAGTAGAAGCGACAAGTACCCCGTCGCCCGACGTAATGGCGGAACTGTCGGCGACGGGGGCCGTCCAGGTAGACGTGACGAGCGAGGCCGTGCCATCGACGGCGCCGGCCGCCCCTGTCGCCGCTGGTGCGGTCCACGTCGAGACAGCGGCAACGCCGCTGCCCGATGCCGCCCCCACGGCGCTCGACCCCGCTGGGGCCGTCCAGGCCGTCGCGACGAGTAGGGCGACGCCGGTGACGATGCCGACGAAGCCCGAGCCGCCGGGCGAACTCCAGGAGGACTCGACGACGACGCCGTCGCCCGTCTGTTCGTTTTGGTCGAGAAGTAGGAGGAGCGACATGCCGACGACCTACGTGCGCCGCGGGCTCAGCCCGAGCCGGGTTCCCGTCGCTGTTCCTCGAGCAGTAGGACGAGGAGTTCTCGCTCTACCTCCCGGTTTTTTTTCGCCAGCGACTCGTTTTCTTTCGTGAGGCCCGCATTCGTTGCCCTCTCCGCGCCGAGCTCGTCCACGAGGGTTTCGACGCGAGCCTCGAGCTGGTCCACGTAGGTGCGCGACGCCGCCTGCCGAATGCCGAGAGCCGTCATGCAGAGCGCACCGGCGGAAATGGCCACGGCCGCTACGGCGATCCACGGCGAGAGCAGTGCCGGGCTCGTGCTGGCCTCGGCCGCCATGGCGCCCCCGGTGTAGAGGACGAAGAGGAGGGCTAGGAGCTGCGGCCAGATCTTAGGCGCACGCCCGCCGAGATTCCCGCGAGACCTCCCTCCCCACCCCGGTCGAGGACAGCCAGCGTGTAGAAGAGCCCCATCAGCAACCCGTTGGCGCTCTGCAGCCAGACGCGCGGCGTCGGTAAGTCGGCCCCGAAGGATCCGAAGTGGACGGCAACACCGCCAAAGGCCGACATCAGGACCAACGTGTGCTGTGGCAACAAGAGCAAGCGCGCCTGCCATGAGGTGGGCGAGAGCCGCAGCGAGGGGAGAGCGCAGGCGGATGCGACGAGCATCAGGACACGCAAAAACTCGAGTCCGATCACTTGAGCGAAAATCGCCCACTGGATTCGCGCTAGCGCTTCCTCCGGTGTCGGAAGCGACAGGGTGAGGATCACCCCCCAGCTCGCATGGAGCGCCGTCACGTACGAGATCATCCAACGCGCGCGCCCGCTCTCCATAGTCTTGCCTCACGGCGCCTCCCTTGCCCCCCACTGGGTAATTCTACACAGGAGGGCTCGCCGCTTTCGCGTGCGCCATCCGCCGCGGCCTACGGTCGAAGCCGAAAGAAACGATGCCCGCCTATCGTCACCGTTGCCTTCCCCGCCTCCGCCCACGCCGGAGCCTTCTTTATGGGAAGTATGTACTTAGCGAAACCCCCTAACGGGTGCTAGTCGTCGCTGTTGAACATTCCCGACGTCTCCGCAGCCTTCCCGCGCTTCACTTTCGTCGGCCGCTTGTAAGTCACGTTCACGTCCCGCGTCGGTGGGTACTCTATCCGCTTACCGTCCAATAATTCGCGCACGGTGAGAATCTGTAGCTTCGCGTACTTCTTCCGCCAGCCGAGTGAATCGTAGAAGCCGGCGCTCGCCGCTTCCTTGGTCATCGGGCGTGTCGGCTCGTTGAAAGTGATGAGCACCCCGATCTCGGCTTTCTCGCGCTCAATGACGCCGCGCAGGTCGCGAAGCTGCGTGATGTCCACCTTCCCCGCTTTCACGGACAGGATGATCTGTTTTGTCTTGGCGCCCTTCTTGTCGTCGTGAAAGTAGAGCCGTCCGTCGATACCGCGGTCGGCTCCCTTCTTCTGCTCCACGGGGCGAGCGCCGACGAGACCGAGCGCCCACCACTGGAACTGATACGGGTCAGCCGCGGCAAGGTCCTCCGCGTCGGCAACGCTCACCGGCTCACCGATCACGTCGAACTCAAGGTTTTCGCCGAACGCATCCCGGAGGCGACTGCGAATCAGATTGACGGCAAGGTGAGTGATGTCGATGCCGATCCAGCGCCGCTTGAGACGTTCCGCCGCCGCGATCGTCGTTCCGCACCCGCAGAACGGATCGAGTACAGTGTCCCCCTCATTAGTGCTCGCCAGGATGATTCTCTCAAGGAGTGCCTCGGGTTTCTGGGTCGGATACCCGAGACGCTCGCGCGCCATCATGTTTAAGGGCGCGATATCTTCCCAGACGTCCCCGAGTGCGCGACCCTTGGATTCGTCGTCGTACCGGATGAGACGCGGCCAACCGCCATCCGTCGGGAGGTAGATGCGACCTTCCGCGACTAACTCGTCGAGCTTTTCCACGGTCGTTGACCAATGCCGACCGATGCCCGTGACGTCGAAGCCGCGCCAGGTTTCGCCGCTTCTTCCGCGCCTAATCCCTGGGGCCGTTAACTCACCGTGAGTGTACGCGCGCCCCTTCTCATCGGTTAGACGGTAGTGGCGCTGGCGGTGCTTGTCCGACAACGGAACGTAGAGGCGATTCCAAAGCTGGCGGCCGGAGTCCTTCGCATAGAACAGAATGACGTCATGTACCGGCCCCCACCTTCGCGCCGACGAGTGGGTGCCGGTGCGGCGCCAGATCACTTCGCTCAGGAAATTCTCGGGGCCGAACACCGCATCAAGAAGAAGCTTCAGGTAGTGGCTCGCCGTCGGGTCACAGTGGAGATAGAGCGTGCCCGTGCGCTTGAGCGTGCGGCGTAGTTCGATCAGGCGCGGCGCCATCATGGCGAGGTACGCGAGCATGTCGCTTTCGCCAAGAAATGTGCGGAACGCCTGCATCGCTTGAGAGACGCGCCCCCCGAGTTCAACGACTTCTTCGTATGCGCGCGCCGCCGATTCGTCCCAGGTCCAACTATCCTCAAACGCTATTATCTGAGCCGCAGCGCGCGATCCGTCACGCTCGGCGAACAACACGTTGTAGTCCTGCGCCGAGTTGAAGGGCGGGTCTAGATAGACGAGGTCAACGGACTCGTCGCCGACATACCGGCGCAGCACGTCGAGGTTGTCGCCGTAGTAGAGCGTGTTCGGCGCTTCGTCACCGGGCACGAGT